TTCTTAAGATCCCAGAGAAGAAGGCGGAAGCAACTAAGGCTGATGTTCCTGTCTCTGCTACCGAAGATGATTGGAAGCAATGGACAATTGAGTTCGCCACTAAGAATGACCTTTCTCCAGAGACTCTAGAAACGATTAAGAAGAAGACCAACTTGCCTGATTCCGTCATCAGTGAATACATGATGGGACAGAAGGCAAAGCTTGAGGTCGCTTATAGCAAAGCTGCTGAATTAATCGGAGGCAAGAATGAGCTAGCCAAGATGTTTGATTGGGCTAGCAAGAATCTTACTCAGGCTGAGCAGGATTCTATCAATAGCAATCTTGCCTCTCCCGCTTGGGATGTTGCTCTTTATGGCTTGCAAGCTAAGTATGCTAAGGCTACTGGCACAAGCAAGAAGGCAGAACCCAAGCCAACGGCAAAGGGACAAGTTCCAATTGCCAGCACTCGTCAGGGTATTGTCGCTTATCAGAATAAGCGAGAATTCATGGCTGAGCGCAATAACCCAAAGTTCAATGCAGATCCAAAGTTCCGCAATTATGTGGAGCAGCGGATGATGCGCACTGACTTTACAAAACTACCTAAATAATCCGCATACTGAGACAGCGGATTGACTGAGGACAGCCTATGGGTAAATCCCCCGAAAGGTAATGGATGACCCTTGGCTGGACTCACTCAAGCAAGTAGACTCCTTTAGGAACAATCGAACGATTGAGCATACTCTTATTGTCTCAAACTTTTAGTCTACTTATATAAGGAATTTACACAATGTCTACTTTTGATGATCTACAGCCCGGTGATTTGGTTTATCGTGATTCAGTATCAGCAGCTCCCCTTGGTGGCGGCGCAGCTGGTTCTGGTACAAACAAGCTCTGGCTCCCACTCTGGTCTGGTGAAGTAATCAATGCTTATGATCAGTTCAACATGTTTGAGAACATGATCACCACCAAGACTCTAACTGGTGGCTTCTCATACGAGTTCCCAATCACTGGTACTGTTGCTCTCAATCCAGCATGGAACGCTGGTGTTGAGCTAAACGGCGGCGATGCTGAGAGCAAGACCTTCAAGGTCAACCTCGACAGCCGTCCAATGGCAGCTCACTTTGAGACTGACAATGTTGACTTGCTCGTTACTCAGTGGGATTACCGCTCAGAGCTAGCTCGTCAGGCTGGTCTAACCCTCGCCAACACCCGCGACCGTCAGCTTGCTATGGCTCTTGCCGCTGCTTGCGCTGTTGCTCCAATCTCAAGCGATCCCCGTGGCTCTGACTTCACCACCAACGCTTTCCAAGCTCCCGGTGTTGTTTCTGCTTCTGTTCTTGCTTCTAATTGCACAGACTCACAGGCTCTCCTAGTTCTTCAGGAGATCGAAAACTACCTCGTTGCTTGCCAAGAGAACGATGTAACCATCGGTCAGCCATACTGCGTTGTTACTCCAAAGGTCTTCCAAGTCATCCGCGCTCTTGGTATTCCACGCGCTAATGATAAGTTCACTAACTACCCACTCTTCGGCGCAAGTGAAGAAGTCGGTAATCTTGGTGCTCCATTGGCTGTTGGTATGAACATGATGACTGATGCTCTTGATTACATGGGCGTTAAGATCGTCAAGTCCAACCACCTACCAAAGACTGACCTAGCTAACGCAGCTGCTGCATCTAAGATTGGTGGCGCAAAGTATAACCTCAATGCTGCTAGCACTTCATATGCTACCACCGTTGCTCAGGGTTACACTGGCTTTAGCTTCTACGGAATCATCTTCCAGCCAGAAGCAGTCGCTGGTTTATCACTCATGGGCATGAAGGTTGACACCGTACAGGATGTTCGCCGCAACACCCAGTTCACCGTTGCTAGCATGCTCAAGGGTACTGGCGTAATCCGTCCCGAAATGTGCAAGGCTATCATCTCTGGTGCTCCAAGCGATAGCAGCAACGACCGCGCTTCACTCCGCGATCACCTCAACGGTAACGGCGCATCTGGTGTAGGCGCAGCTCACGCTAACCTCACCAACGGCTTCTCCGCTGAGTATGCCAACATCTAATGACTGACTCACTCTCTACTTTCGGGTTTGTGGTTTTAAACCGCGTCTGAAGAGGAGGTGATCTCATATCTACCCCCGGCCCCCTTAAGTGGGGGTCGGTGGGTTTTTTCTCTAACAACAACAGGAGGCTATATGGGCTTAATGACTAAGTTACAAGCAATTAATCAAATGCTGTTGGCTTCAGGTGAAAACCTTGTAGCCGACCTAGAAGGCGAATCAGGAATTGACACCGGAATTGCCGATAGCATTCTTGAGCAAGTCAGTCTTGACTTTCAGTTAAGAGGTCTTGCAAATAATAAATATGTTCGTAAGTTCACACCAGATACTTCTGGTTATATTTATTTACCTATTTCAAACGCAGACGAAGAAGGTCTAATCGCTGCTGAGCTTGTGTCACGACACCTTAATGATGATAATTATCTTATTAAGGCGCGTATCTCAAACACAGGACCATCCCCAAAACTTTGGAATATTACCGACAATACCGATATATGGGCTGCTGACTCAGCTCCTTATTATGTAGAAATTACAATGAAACTTCCTTGGGAAAATCTAGACACAACAGCTCAACGAGCAGTCCTAGCTACAGCAATGCGTCAGTATCAGAGCATTACTCAGGGTGATGAAGGTACTGATGCATTCTTGGGCTATCAGGAACAGGTCTATAACATCAAGGGAAGAGCTGCTGATATCAACGATAAGAGAAAGAATATCTTCTCTTCATCTAGTATTCTAAGAGATGCTGCATTTAGATCTCGTTATTTCAGTGATCCAAATAGATTCCGCTACTGGCATAGCAGAGGTATTTAATGGCAATACGAAGACGCGGACCAAGGGGTGGTCTTGTTAGCACAAAAATCCCCGTAAACAATCTCAACTCAGTTGCTACCAATGCAGCTAACAAGAGACAGCCAAATGAAGCAGAGCGTATTGACAATGCTTTGGTATCTCTTGAGCGCGGCTTGGAAAAGCGAGCTGGTTTTGAAATTATTCCTCAAGATACAATTAATCTCATTGATGGTACACCCGGTTGGGATTTTACTTTAGATAGTACAAAGTATCATTTTTATAATCTCCCAACAGGACATGACCTTTTTTATTATTGGTATAGCATAAACGATGATAACACATATCTTGTCATTATTGACTATGATGCAACTGGAGATGCTGATAAGCTCTTCTATGTCTTCCAACTCAAACCAGACGGAACATGGAACGAACTTACCCCAGAAACCCAATGGGCAACAGATATCGCACCCGGAAACGCCACAGTAATAGCGTATCAAACAGCTAATTCTATTCCGACTTATGCAGCCGCTGCTGCTTTGGGCGTAGTTAACGCTGACAGTCGCGCTTATATTACATATGGTACTCCCACAAAGACAGCTAAGGAATCCCTTAAGGCTGTTTCTTTGGGAGCTAATATTGTTGTATTGAATACAAATGTATCTGCTGGATTTAGTTCAGATACCGATGGTTATTTATTTAATCTAGATGGCTCAGTCTCAGGAAACATTGACACAGCAGGGCAGCGTGTTACTTATTATACCGCAGCAAAGGTAGCCAAAGTATACGATGTCGGTGAAGACGGTCGTGTATCCACAACGGATGATGTTCTATTAGGATGGCGACCGGGTGTTATTATTGGTTTGGCTCAAACAGGGGCTTCAAATAAAATTACATTAGCAACCACTGCCTCAACAATAGACGATATTTATAATGGTATGTCTATAACGATTACAGCTGGTACTGGTTCAGGACAAACAAGAGTTATTTCTGATTATATTGGCAGCACAAGAGAATGCACTGTAAGCGTTGCTTGGACTACACACCCAGATAGTACAAGCCAATACTCTATTGCACTTACTGGTGCTGATTATATTTCTGTTGATGATTACTTTTATTTTAACAGCACATACGCATATCTTGGCCAGCGAGTAGACGATCTCTCAGAAATCAGACTACCACCAGAAAAAGATGATTGGTATGCCAATAACTCAAATTTAACCACTAGCGATGTAAAAGCTAGAGATATGCTTCGTCTGTTATATGATGAAGACACCGACTTTAATAACATCATTGACGGTCGTGGTAAGATTTATTATACATTAAATCCATATCTAAATACAACAAGTGGCTACTATCGTGTTATTTCTTGGAATCCTTCAGAACAAACTTTCTATTACGACTCGTCCAAAAACATTTATACAAGTAGTGGAGCTGGTCGTACAGCTATAACAAGCCAAGGTAGACCATACCTACAAAAGATTAGAACACCTGATGAACATTCTTACATTGATCCCCGTAGAATGCCTCAGCGAATCAAAGTAACTATTGTAGACGGCGGTGTAACAGCTTGGTCTGTTGAGAAAATGAAGTGGACACCACGAACTTCAGGAACAAAAGATAGCAACCCCGGTCCAAGTATCTTCAAGACAGTCGATAAAAAGGAACTAAGACAAGTTCAGATCCATTCTATCGCGGTCTTTAAGGATAGACTTTGGTTTGCTGCGGATGATGTGGTATTCTGTTCACAGATGGGTGAGTATGAGAATCTATTTATTGATGATCCTACCAACATTGTAACCACAGACCCCATTGACATTCGTATTTCTTCTAACACATACGCTGAAATTTCTAGTATGATTCCGTTTGAAGATTACTTATTTGTTGATACCAAAGCAAGTACACAGTTCCAGTTAGCTCCAGCTAGTGGAACAGAGTTGTCGCCAACAAATGTCAATGTATCTCCTGTAACTTACTATTCAACAGCTACTATTGCAGAGCCTCAGTTGATTGGTTCTCGTCTATACTTCTTTGGACCACGGCGTTTGTATCTGTTTGTTGGAAAAAACGCAATGGGATATTCGTCTGCTGTAGAAGTTTCGGCTTCAGCAGCAAATTATCTACCAACAAACTATAGAGATATCTGTACTGCACCAGCTCAGGATACAGTAGCAATTGTAAATGCCGATGCTCCTAACGAAATCTATCTTTACACTAGTCGCTTTAGTGCAGAAAAAGTAATTCAAAACTCATTCTTTAGATTTGTATTAGATACACAGACTAATAGTTATGTTCCAACTATAGATATTCAGAGTATTCAAAGTTATAAGAATTACTTATATGCGCTAGTCTTAGCTGATGATAAGTATATGTTAATGCGTGTTAAGATGATAAATGAAGAAATCAATGTACCACGCTTGGATTCATTGCTGCGTCTTCGTTTAATTCCTTATAATGCATCTACAATGCCTACTAATTACAATGTTCGTTATGATCCCGCAACAGGAATAACAACATTTAGGATACCATCATTAAACTATCCACTAGGTGCTGCACCACCTTGTAGGCTTGTATTGGATTCTACTTGGGGAAACCAAGAGTTTACTGTTTTAGCTCCTTTAGCTAAAAGCGGCACAACAAACTATATTGAAGTAGATGTAAATGGAGACTATCAGCCAACTGATAATGACCATTATATTTACTTTGGTACTCTTTTTGATATGACGGTTACTTTGAGTACTATGTTTGTTCGTGACGAAAATAACAATATAATTGACGGTGTATTGAATATTCGTACTGGTATCTTTAGGCACTTTAACACAGGTAACTACGATATTCAGGTTACACATCGTGGTCGTACTCCGTTGGTTTCTAAGTTTGCCGCTCCAATGGTAGACTTTACCGCAGGAGAAGATACTCTCCCTCTGGAGACAACAGACAATCAGGGAGAGTTTGTAGCAAAGATATACGGCTATTCAGATAGCACAAGTATATCTATTGTTTCTTCTTATCCAACCCCATGCAATATTACGAACATGGAATTCAAGGGTAAGTTCAAGCAGAAATACACTTCAATAACATAACGGAGTATACATGACATACAATAATTTAGCAAATGAAGTCACTTCAGTAAGTGGCTCATGGACAGTTGGTGGTACTTTTAGTTATACCTCATTAAATCTTCAATCAGGTATTCCACACAAAGATCAGTTGGAAATAGAAAGAATTTTTTCACTCCCAACTTCAGCTTCGGTTACACCCGGTCCTGTAACAGTTAACATTAAAGATAATATTAGTACACATGACTTACATAGAATCTTTATTGTAAACAAAGATGACTATACTGTAAACGAGTCTACCAAAACAATCTTAACTCTTACACCATCTGTAGCACCAAACACAAGAACATATACTTTTGAAAAAGGTACTCTTGCTGGTCTAACTTACACTATTCCTACTATTACTAGTGGTGAAGCTATTGTAGTTAGACGCAAGACTGTATCAAATACATCGTATGTGTCTTGGTCTGCTGGTTCACGATTAACAAGCCAGCAATTAAACCTACAGGTTAATCAGCTACTAAAGCTTACTCAAGAAGTAATCTATAAGATTGAATCAGAATATCTACGCAGTTCTGATATCTCTGGTTCTTCTGCTCCATCATTTACAATTGGTAATGATTTGGACATGGGTGGAACAAACAAGATTATCAATCTTGCCAACCCAACAACAGCTTTTGGTAG